TCGCGGAGGCCGCGGCGGCGGCCGACGAATCGCTGGTCGTGGAGGCCACCAGCGCGGCGGGCGGCCTCATCGGTGTGTTCCCCGGCACGCAGCTCGACGTGCTCGACTACACGATGAGCGTCGCTTCCGGTGTGGAGACCGTCACCGTCGCGTCCGTCGAGGCCAACACGCCCGCCACCGGGCAGGCGACCGTCGCCCTGGTAGCGCCTCTCCAGTACGCCCACACGCCGCCTGAGGCCCCGGACTTCATCCCGGTCTCGGCCATCCCCTGGGCGGTCCAGCAGGCCGTCATCCACGCTGTGACGGCTCTGGTGAAGGGCCGCGGCGACGACGCCCTGCTCTTGGAGGGCGTCGGCGAGGCGCGGACCGGCGAGACGGACCCTGGCGAGAAGACGGTGGACATCGTGCGGGCCTTCAAGGCGCTCCAGTCCTACCGCACGGCCGTCAAGATCAAGACCTGATGGCCGCGGGCGATATCACCGTCGGTCGGCGGGTCGCCACGATGGACGACCTCGAACTGCCGGGTGACTACGCTCTCGGCTCCGTCGACGACGACGGGGACGTTCGCCCGCAGATTTGGTTCCTGCTGCCGATTCACCACGGGGCGACGATGTACGACCACGCCAACGAGGGGAGCGGGCTACACGGGATCTCGTCGCCGCCCTGGACGTTCCGAGAGTGCCCGGACGGTTCGATCGAGGTGCGCGCGTCGATCGCCTGCGGCCACCCGGTTTACTGGCACGGCTACCTCGATGAGGGCCACCGCTGGAGGGAGGTCTGATGGCCGCGCCCTTCCCCGGCCGCGCATCGCTCCGGGCGGCCATCGTCTCGTACCTGGAGACCGGCATCGCCAGCAACGCCATCGAGGGCCTGGGCACCGTCTACGCCCACCCGCCGAAGATCACCCCCGAGGGCGACTTCATCGTCGCCTCCGAGGACCCCGGCTCCAGCATGGGCACGGTCGTCTACGTCTACATCGGCCCGGCCAAGCACAAGCGGCTGGGCACGGGGGGACCCACTTCCGGCATCAAGGCGGCGCTCTACCCGGTGACGTTCATCTGCTTCACCCGCTCGGCGTCGGCCCAGTCCCAGGAGTGCGGCGCGGCGAACGACACGTTCGTCGACTCGTTCCGCGCCTACATCGAGGCCAACCGGACGGCCGGCACCACGCCCGGGAGCGGGGCCGTCTGGCAATGGGGCGAGGGCGAGGCGTTCGGCCAGGAGGACATCGAGGAGGACTTCACCATGCCGCGCCTGCTCCGCGGGAAGATGGGCCTCACGCAGGTCTGGGGCACCATCACCGTGAAGGCGTGGCAGCAGTACTACGCGTGAATCCCACGCCTCGACCCCGCGGGTGCGTAGACTCGGACTCGATGTCCTTCACGTACAGGTCGGTGCTCGACCAGCGGGCCGTGTTCGCGGATGAAACGCGCGATGACGGCCGGACGCTCGAACTCGACCCCGGCGAGACGTTCGTGACGTTCCGCAAGCGGAACCACCGCTACCTCGCCCTCGTACCCCCGAAGACCCCGTCCCGACCCGAGCCATCTGAGGAGGTGACCGTGCCGGACGTTCCCACCATTGCGCCGGCACGACCGGCCATACCGTAGGAGGCCGGGATGAGCCACCGCTTCTTTGACCCGAGGTACGAGGAGTTCGCCCGTATCGCCCGCCGCTACGGGATGCGAATGGCCGCCGCGCCCAGCATCCCGGCGACCGAGAACGCCTGGATCGGCTACGCGGCCGAGTCGACGCCCGGCACCGCCGTCACCGCGGCGCTGTGGACGCCGTTGCACGACCCGGCCTGGGTGCCGAAGCAGACCTACCTGCAGGACGTGGGACTCCGCGGCGACCCGTCGATGGACCACGACGACGTGCTGGGCGTGGCCTCGGCGGAGATGGGCTGGAAGACCAACCTGTTCGCCGACGCCTGGCCGTACCTGTTCCTGGGGCTGTTGGGGAGTGACAACGTGACCGGGACGACCGCGCCGTACACGCACACCCACACGCTCCTCAACAACACGACCGGTTCCCAGCCTCCGTCCTTGACCGTCTCGTACTTCGACGGCGGGCACGGCTGGTATGCACCGTGGACGCAGCTGACCAAGATGGACATCGCGATGGCCATCGACGCCGCGATCGAGGCGACCATCGCCTCCATCACGCTGCCCTTCACCACCCAGTCGCTGTCGGGCAACACCTACAACGCCGAGCACATGGTGCCGTCGTGGGACACGTCGATCACCCTCGGCACGCTGACCTCGGTCGCGGTCGAGTCCTTCGACTGCTCCATCGAGCGCATGAACTCGGCTCCAATCCACACGGCGGGGCAACAGTCGGCGCACGCCAACTTTGCCGGTTCGATCCGCGTGACGGGCAAGTTCGCCTTCGTCTACGACAACAACGACAACATCGCGCCGAACGTCATCACCGAGGGCCTGGAGCGGCTGCAGCAACGGCTGTACGTCGTGTTCACCGACCCGGTGACCTCGCACACCGTGGCGCTGCAGATGACGACCACGCAGCTGGAGGACCCGAAGCTGGAGGTCGACAAGTCCTACCTCGGCGTGTCCTCCAACTTCCGGGCGGTCGCCAACGCGACGGACGCCTCCACTGGCACGTCGCCGCTCAAGGTTATCTGCACGAATGGCCAGTCAGTAGCGGCATAGCCTAGACGTCTAGGCATTTCACCAAGACAGGAGAGTGGTCGATGTGCGACGGATCGAGCTGCCGAGAGGCCGCTGGGCGGAGATAGCGGAGGAAGACGACCTCACCGTCCAGGAGCAGTGGGACATCGAGCACGCCGGGATCGCCTCGGAGTCGGTGGCGGCCAAGACGACGGTGCTCCAGCTGGAGGAGCTGAGGAGCCTGGAGACGGCGCTGCCCGACGCGGCGCGCACCCTGGAGACGGACCTGCGGGCCATCGTGGCGGCCAAGTCCACGCCCGCGGCGCGGAAGCGCGAGGCGGAGGCCCGGCTGAAGCTGATGACCGACGCCCGCGCGACCAACGCGCTCGCCCTCGCCTACCAGAAGCTCGGTCCCGAAGAGTACGCCCCCATCGACCGCTTCGAGGTGGTGCGCGTCATGTGCTCCCTGCGCGCCTGGGACGTGACGGGACCGGACGGCCAGGTCATCCCCATTCCGCCCGACCGGACGCCGGAGTCGGTGGCAGCCTTCGCGCGGACGGTCCCCAACACGGTGATGAAGGCCATCTCCGCCGAGACGGCGCGGACGAACGTCACGCCCACGGACTTCAACCGGAGCCCGGAGGCCGTGAGGGACCCAAAAGCCCCTACCGGAGAATCCAACGGCTCCGGATCGGCCGAGGAGTCGAAATCCGCGAGCGCGTCAACGGCACCCGCTACCGGCTCACGCTCACCCCGCAAGCGCAGCGCCTCCTCGCCGAGGACCGCGAGCTAGTTCGCCTGGACCGGATGGTCCAGTTCTTGCTGGCGTTCCCGTCCTACACTGAGGATGAGTACCTGAGGCTGCCGTTCCGGAAGGTCGAGCTGATGATTGAACTGGCGGAGGTGGAGCGCCTAGCAGCGGCCGCGGAGAGGGGCTGACGTGCCCGGCGGCCTGGAGTTCCACACCAGCCTCGACACGTCCGACATGCAGGCGGCCGTGGACAGACTCGCCGACCGGGCGAACGCCGCGGTGGAGCTGGCGACGCGACGGGGCATCGCCTTCTTCGTCGGTGCCGCGATGGCACACGCGCCGGTCGCCAAGTCCGTCCAGGCCCCACGCCACGTCGGGGGCACGCTCCGCCGCAGCATCCACATCGTCGAGGTGACGCAGACCGGCCCGGGCCGCTGGCTCGCCACCGCGGGCCCCTCGGTCATCTACGGGCGCTTCCGCGACCTCGGTGGGACCATCCATGCGAAGAACGGGCCGTACCTGAAGTTCCAGATCGACGGCAACTGGGTCCAGGTCGAGTCGGTGACGCAGACGGGCAGCTTCTACATGGAGAAGGGCCTGGACGACCTGGAGGGGGCGATAGAGGGCATCTTCGCCGCGGCCTGGTCCGAAGTGATGAGGGCCTGACATGGCCGGGGGCATCCTTCCGCCCATATTGGGCGAATTGCAATTGTCGGCCAGCCAGTTCATCGACAAGCTGGCCGAGGTCCGCGACGTCCTCGGCGAGACGGCGGGCTCGACCGATGACCTCGACCTCGCCCAGGCCCGCGCCGAGGCGACCAGCTCCCAGCTCGCCGACGCCCAGGAACGTCTTGCCGCGACCTCCGCTGACTTGATCGCGACCCAGGACGCGATCAACAAGGGGCAGATCACGGGCGAGGAAGCGTCCACCGCGCAGTCGGGTGCCCTCGACCGGCAGGCCGTCGCCGAGAAGGAGATGCGCGACGCGACCCTCGCCAACGCCGACGCGCAAGGGCGTCTCGCCGAGGCCGAGGTGGCGTCCGCCGACACGGGGGTCCTCCAGGACGAGCGGCTGATCAAGGCGGGCAAGCTCGTCACGCTCGCCTTCCTCGGCATCGGGGCCGCGGTCGGCGTCATGTCCGTCAAGATGGCGATGGACTTCCAGACCAGTCAGGCCAAGGTCCAGGCTGCCTTGGGCCAGTCCACCAAGCAGTCGAACGACCTCGCCAACGCGCTCCTCGGCACCGCGGGGTCGACCGAGCAGTCGGCCAACGCGATGGAGGCGGCGCTGGCCCCGGTCGCCGCCCAGTTCAAGTCGCTGCAATCCGGCGCCTACACGACCGCCGAGGCCCTGGAGGAGATGAAGGCGGCCACGTCGCTCGCTGACGCCGGGCTGGGGTCACTCTCGGACACGACCGGCGCCCTCGCGGGGGTGATGCAGGCGTTCCAGCTGCACGCCAAGGACGCCGCCTCGACCGCCGACGTCCTCTACTCGGCCTCGCAGATGACCGGCCAGGGCGTCGACTCGCTGACCTCCGGCCTGGAGCGGACACGGACCAAGCTCGGCGCGCTCTCGCCCTCCCTCGGGCAGCTCTCCGGCCTCTTGGTGGACATGACCGAGCACGGCGAGACCGGGCGAGCCGCGATGTCGATGCTCACCACGACCATGACCGCGCTCTTGAAGCCCGCGGCCGACGCCGCCAAGGCGCAGATCGCGTTGCGGGTGGCGAGCGACACCCTGCCACCGTCGCTCCAGGGACTGGCCGCGCAGTACGTCGCCGGGACGGTCACCGCGAAGGAACTCACGACGGCGACCCAAGGGATGTCGTCGAGCCAAGCGGTGGCCTGGAAGGCGTTCACCTCCGCGGCCGACGGGGCCAAGACCGCCCAGCTGGCCTCGGCCAAGCTTGGCCTGACGGTGACGGACGCCAAGGGCCAGTTCGTCGGCTGGGCTTCGGTCATCTCCCAGCTGGCGGAGAAGACCAAGGGCATGACCACCGCCCAGGCGACGGCCGAACTCACCGCGCTGGGCTTCGGCTCCGCGTCCGCCAAGGTCCTCGCCCTGGTCCGTGCCGGCCCGGAGGCGTTCGACAAGGCCACCGCGGCGGTGACCAAGCACGGCACGGCGGAGAACGCGGCCAACCTCCAGATGAAGACCCTGCACGGCCAGCTGCACATGCTGGAGGCCGCGGTCGACGACTACGGGGTCCGGCTCGGGCGGGTGCTCATCCCCAAGATTGAGACGGTCATCCACGTCACCGCCTCGGTCGTCGAGTGGTTCAACAAGAACCGCATCGCGGCCTACACGCTCGCCGCGGTGGTGGTGGGCGTGCTCGGGGTCGCGGTGACCGCGTTCGCCGTGAACGCCCTCGGCAAGCTCGTCGCCAACGCGCAATCGGCGTACCAGGCGGTCCTCAAGCTGTTCGGACTGAAGGGCGGCCCTGACGAGACTTCGGCCCTGAACACCGACGCCTCCCAGGCGTCCGAGACGCTGCAGCAGGGAATCGCCAAGGCCGGTGAGCAACTGATCGCCGACGCGAAGACCGCGGCCGCGTCCCTCACTGCGGGTGGCTCGACAGCCGCCGAGGACCTGGGAACTGGCGGTGCCACGGCTGCTGAAGACCTGGGCGCCGGGGGTGCGACTGCCGCGGAAGACCTGGGCGCTGGCGGTGCCACGGCTGCTGAAGACCTGGGCGCGGGTGGTGCTGCTGCTGCCGAGGATGTCGGTGCGGGCGGCGCGGCTGCTGCGGAGGATTTGGGCGCTGGCGGTGCTGCTGCTGCTGAAGACGTAGGCGCTGGGGGCGCCTCGGCCGCGGAGGATTTGGGCGCTGGGGGCGCCTCGGCCGCGGAAGACCTGGGCGCGGGTGGCGAGGTGGCCGGAGAGGATGTCGGCGCGGGTGGCGCGGCTGCCGCGGAAGACCTGGGGGCTGGTGGTGCCGGAGCGGCAGAGGACTTGGCCGCGGGTGGCGAGACGGCGTCGGAGGACCTGGTGGCAGGTGGCGCAGGCGCCGCCGAAGACGTCGCGGCTGGCGGTGCCACGGCAGGCGAGGACCTGGGTGCAGGCGGAGAGGACGCCGCCGAAGCGGCGGGAGCCGCGGGCGCGGGGGCCGGTCTCGCGCTGGGCGGCGGCGCCGCGGCTGGTGCGGGAGCCGCGGGCGCGGGAGAGGCTGGAGGCTTTAGCGCGGCCAGCCTGATTCTGCCCGTCATCACCGCGCAGATCGCCTCACTGGGGACGAAGCTCATACCGGGGGCCGCGGCGGGCGAGGCCGCGATGCCGTCGTGGATGAAGGACGTCTCTTCGATCCCGTTCGTCGGCGCGATACCCAAGATCGGGGCCGACCTCGCGGGCGGTTTCCTCGACGCAATCGGCGCGCTGCCCAAGACGGTGCCGAGTGAGAAACAGATCGCAGCGAACGCGGCACTCGGCAGTTACGACACCGGGCGGTCGGACATCGAGCTCACGAAGGCCCAGAAGGATCAGGTCGTCGGGCTGATGAAGATGGGCGAGTCGCTGAAGGAGGCCCAGCAGAAGGTCCTCGGGATCAAGACCTCGACGGACAAAACGACCATCGCCGTGAACTCGCTCGGGTCGAAACTCGCCAAGACGCCCGACATCGCGGCGGTGACTGCTGCGACCCTGAAGCTCGCCAAGCCTGTCGACATCGCCAAGGTCACCACCGCGGTCAACACCGCGACCACCGCCGTCAAGTCCGTGAAGTCCTCGGTCGACGCGGGCCACACGGTCAACGTCTCGGGCGACCTCCACACGACCGTCGTTCTCGATGGCCGCACGCTGGCGACGGCGGTCCAGAAGTACATGCTGCGCGGGGCGCGTGCCACCGGCCAGAACGTCCTCAACTCGCGCTCGGTCGGCCGCGGGACCGGCAACCCGTAGATGGCGACCACGCTGACCCAGTCGGCGCACGCCTCGAACGCGGGCGCGACGACGCAGACGGTCGCGCTCTCCGGCGTCGGCAAGGGGCACCTGCTCGCGCTGGTGGTGTTCACCGGGAACGGCGTCGCCACGGCATCCGTCACGGACTCCCAGGGCAACCCGTGGATTCGCAACACCGACGCCTACGCCTCGGGCTCCCTCGGCATCGAGGAATGGAGCGCGTCGGGCGCGGTGGGGGGCAACACGACCGTTACGGTCACCCTCGCCTCAGCCTCGGCGACGGACTTCACGCTGGTGCTCATGGAGTTCACTGGGCCACCGACCGTGAACGCGATGGACCAGGAGAACGCTAACGCGGGGACGTCGTCCGCGCCGGAGATCGGCTTCGCGATGCAAGGCTTCCAGGCGGGCGAGTTGTTCATCGGGGTCGCCAAGACCTCCGTCGCCGTGACCTCCACGCCCACGGGCTTCACGCCGGTCGCCACGGGGACCACCGGGGATTCAGTCGTGTACCTGGTCGACTCGGGGACGAGCTCACACCAGCCGACGTGGGGCCTCGGCTCATCCGTGCTTTGGCTGGCGCTCGGGGTGAGCTTCTGCGCGGTCCTCCCGGGAACCCCCGCGACGAACACGCCGGGGGGGAATATGCCCCAGGTCCAGGTGGAGATTTCCGCCGACCCCTACCCGTTCACGAACAACTGGCGCAACGTGACGCGCTACGTGCGGTCCTTCAAGACGACGCTGGGGCGCCAGCACGAGCTCGACCGCATCGAGGCCGGGACGCTGGACATCGTGCTCGACGGCAGGGACGGGACGTTCGACCCCTGGAACGCCTCGAGCTTCCTTTCCGCCTCGGGAACCGGGATGCAGCCCATGAACGCCGTGCGCGTGACCGCGGCGTGGCAGGGGGTGACGTACCCGGTTGCCTGGTGCTACCTCCAGTCGCTCACGCCGGGCCTCGACGACCAACTGAACGTCGAGGTGACGCTGCACGCCGTGGACGCCTTCCAGTTCTTGTCCCTGCGCTACCTGGCGGGGGACAACTACGCGCAGCTCATCGAGGCCGAATCGACGCTCTGCGCCTACTGGCGCTGCGGCGACCCGGTGGGGGCCGACACGATGCAGTCCGCGACCAAGCCCACCCAGCTCCGCGACTCCACCCCCTCGACCGCCTCCGGCTACGGCCCGTTCCCGGGTCAGCTCCTGAACGGCCCCGGCGGCCTGCCGCTCTTGGGTGCGACGCCCCAGTTCGTCTACGACCCGTCGACCTCGCTCGACCTCTCGAACGCGACCAACGCGCCGAACGGCGGGTTTGCCACGCTCGGCAACCCGCTCGGCTCGGCCTCCGCCTGGACGTTCGAGGCGTGGATTCAGTACCTGGGCGCGCAGCCCGTCGGTACGACCGCGACGTCGAACTCGAACAACGAGCTCACGAGCGTCGGATCAACCACGGGCGTGGAGGTGGGCTGGGTCGTGGTCGCGGCGGACGTCCCGAACAACACGACGGTCACAGCGATTGTCGGCTCGACGGTCTACATGAGCGGGAACGCGACGGGGAGCAACGTCGGGGAGGCGGTGACCTTCGCGCCGCTCTGCACATTGTTCTCGGGAACCTGTACGGGGGGAACATTCAACATCCTGGTCGGAGCCTACTCGACAGGTTCCGGAGCAACGGCATCCACCAACTACGGGCGCCTTCTTCTCAATGCCAGTTACCTCCTCGATGACCCGTACTCGAACTCGCAGGTGCTGATGGACGGCTCTCTCCACCACGTCGTCGTCACCTTGTCTGGTTCGTTATTTTCGTTCTATATTGACGGTGCATTCGACGTATCATGGGGGATCGGGCCGAGTCTGACTGACCTCACCGCGGTCACCGTTGGTTGTTCTGCTGGTCCCTCCCAGGGTTTCGCGGGTCTCATCCAGGACGTCGCCCTCTACTCATCGGCGCTTACCCAGCCTGACGTTGCGTCCCACTACACGACCGGCTGGTGGTTCCAGGGCAACGACCTCGGCGCGTCGAACGCGGCGGGGGCCTCGGCGCGGCTGAACAAGGTGCTCGCCGTTGCCGCGTTCCCGGCGGGCCTCACGGCCATCGGGACGCCGTTCAAGACCTCCGTCTACGGCGAGACCCAGCCCGTCACCACGACGACGGCGCTCGACTACGTGCAGCTCATCACCGAGACCGAACCGGGGCTCATCTTCCAGGGCCAGGACGGGAACATCTACGCGCTGAACCGGCAGTACGTCATCGGCCAGGGGGGCGCGGTGGGGATCATGAACTCGGCCCGCGCCTACACCTCGCAGGGCATCTTCGGCGACACCGCGGCCTGCACCTACCGCTTTGTCGCCAAGGGGTTCGCCCTCGGCATCGACGACCTGGACGTCTGGAACGACATCCAGGCGCAGAGCGCGCGGCCCTCGGCGGCGAACGACAATGGTAAGTCGGCGAGCAGCGGCAACCCCATCCAGGTCTTCTCGCAGGTCCAGGACGCGCGGATGGCGGTCTCGGCCAGCCAGTTCGGCGACCGGACCCTCCAGGGGCTCACCTCGCTTTTGTTCCTCTACGACTCGGACGCCCTGCTGGTCGCCGAGTGGTACGGGGTGATCTACGCCGCGGCCCAGGTCCGCCCCTCGGCCTTCACGCTCGACCAGACCTTCAACCTGGGGGCGAACCTCCCGCAGATGCTCGGGCGCACGCTCTACGACCAGATCACCGTCGAGTACCAGGGCATGGCCGGCAGCCCCGCGTTCTCGCCGGGGAGCGAATACACGGGCAACGTGCTCATCGAGTCGATTGAGCACGACGTGGACTTCGGGACGAGCGGGGACGGGCCGTGGTGGAGGACGACGCTCGTGACCAGCCCGTTCGAGCTGGCCCATGTCTCCGGGTCCTCGGCACCGCTCACGGTCAGCGCCACGGTGCCAATCGTGCTGGGTAGCTGGCAATTCGGGTCCGCTACAGGGGTCCTAACGTTGTGAAGCGCTCTGACCTACACTGACACCGATGCGCGTGCCCGGAATCGCCCCCGTTCTTGACCACGCAGAGGTTCACGCCGCGTATTTGCCGCGTCCCGGCATCGACCGGCTCCAGATGGCGGGCAACGTCGCCGACCAAATCCGCCGCCACAAGCACGAGAACCCGGCCGACCACATCCACGACAAGCTGGTGGACTCCCTCGTCGCCCACGTCCGCGCCGTCGTCGCCGACCCGGCGCAGCAGCCCGAGGACCCCGCCTGGACGCCCCCCCAGCGCATCGTCTGGCGCTCGGCGGCCGAACACCGCGGCCAGGTGCCACTGTCGCCTGAGCGCAAGCTGGAGGTCATCGCCGACCGCTCGGTGCACCCCACCGTCAAGGCGATGGCCTACGTGAACGCGGGGCGCTGGGTCGTCTCCTGTTTTGCTGGCGAGGAAAAGTTCCTCACCCCCGATGGCCCGAAGACGTTTGCCGAGACGGCTGGAACGATCCAGACTGTGCTCACGACAGCTCAGAATGGTGGCGTATGGGTTCCAGCGCCAATCACTGAGCGCGGGGTGCAACAGCTATACGCGCTCAACCTCGTCAGGAGCAAGCGACACAGGACCATCTACACGACAGCGGAGCATCGTTGGTTGGTCCGTTCCAGGGCCGATCCGTTGCGACGTGACATGCACTCGGTGCTCACCAAAGACCTTGTCGCAGGACAACGCCTGGCTTCATTGATGCCGTGTTCGTTATCCCGTGGGAAAGGACTACGCCCATCGCAGTTCGGTATTGCTCGGGGGTTCACGTTCGGCGATGGGGCGCGGTACGCGCTGGGTAGCCAGGTCACCCTTTATGCGGAGAAAGACGCCGCGTTGCTCAAATATTTCTCAGAGTCTCATACTTACGAAATCTCAGGGCGAGACGCCCTACGCGTCGTTGATCTTCCTGCGTACTTTAAGGTGCTCCCGTCGCTCGATGAGTCGCCGTCCTATCTCTATGGCTGGTTGGCTGGCTACTTCGCGGCTGACGGTCATGTGACCAAGAAAGGCCAAGCGGTTCTATATTCTGCTCGACTTGAACACCTGCAATTCGTCGAACGTCTGGCGTTGCGTCTCGGACTCGGTACATACCCGATCATCTCGCGGACACGCAAAGGCATCAAAGGTGTGTGGTCTGAGATTCATAGCATTGGTTTCGTTCGTTCTCGGCTAACCCCAGAGTTCTTTTTGATTGCCGAACATCGCCGCCGCTATGACCACTGGGCATCGGTTCAGAATGCTGAGGTGATTGACTACGAGGTTGAAAGCGTCGAGGCGACTGACCGATATGAGCCGGTGTATTGCGCGACGGTCCCTGGAACAGAGAGCTTTGTTCTCGACGGTTATATCCATACCGGGAACTGTCCCTTCCCTGGCTGCAACTCCGCGCAGATGGCGAGCTTCACCGACCGTCGGTTCTTCTGCTGCGACTGCGCCAACGCCGCGGTCGGAGGTCAGTGGGTCGAGGTGGTCTGGCCGGCGAATCACACGGAGGTGGAGAACTGGGTCGCCAGTCGGCCGTTCGACGTGCGGCACTGGTTCCCCGGCGAGACGGCCGAGGACATTCGGTGGCAGGACGATGAGGCGATGGGGCGGGGGTTCGCGCCAGGGCCGACCGGAGGCAAGCCTGGTGAGTCGGTCGCGACCCACGTCGCTCGTGAGCGGAAAGCGAACCCGCGCTCGGGGCGAAAGGCGAAGGTGTAGCCGTGGCCGTGTGGGGGACGCCCCCGGTACACGTTACGGGTGACACCCTCGCGGTGAGCGATTGGAACACAATCGCCAACAACGAAACCTTCCTGGCCGAGGCGCCGTATGGACTGTATTACAACTCAGTAGCGGTGACCTTAGTGCTCGGTGCGTCAACCCAGATCACGCTTGGCGGGACTGAGGCGAGTGGTTACGGCTTCAGCGTCGCGTCAAACAACGCTGTGGTGCCAATCGCCGGTCTTTATTCCACAACCTGTAGCGTATACATTTCGGCCGCTGAGGTCCTGTTAACCGCTCTCACTTACCACAATGGGTCGCAAATCCGCCAAGGCTCCTCGGGGACCCTCATCGGGAGCACCACATCAGGGCTTGTGAAGTGTGCAGCAAACGACACCCTGGGGTTTTATGTCTACCAGAATGGTGGCGCACCGGCCACTATCGCCGGGTCGGGTAGCACCTACCTCCACGCCTTTTACGTCGGCTCAACCTAGCCCCAGCGTCTGCCTGCCCGCCGACCCGACCAGGGCGTGCGTCAGGTCGTCGGTTCGTAGGTGACGGAGAACGAGGCACCCTGCGGCTGGCTCGGCATCGCCTCCACCGTGCCGCCGGATGTCTGCATCTCGATCGCGTCGGCGTAGGTGAGCGCGCTCGTCGGGACGACTTGGAGGTTGGTGAACGTCACGATCCCGAAGTCGGCGAGTGGGGTGAGGTCCGAGCTGCCCTGCACGGTAGGGTCCTCGGTGACCCACTCGGCGGAGGAGCCGGCGTAGACCGCCGAATCGCTCGCGGTGGCGCTCTGGCCCGAGGTCACGTCCGTGACCGTCGCCGTCCACGTCCCCGAGGACGACTGCTGGACCTCGGCCGAGATCACGTCGCCCGCGTTTACCGCGAGCTGGTCCTGGGCGACGTAGCCGAGCGCCGCGTCAGTCCACCAAGCGTCATTAGCCTGCACGCCATTCACGCAGGCCGACTCGCTCCCCGTCTGGAAGAGGTTCGCCGAGCCGTCCCAACCGTTGACGCCAACCCAGTCCACAGTGACCCCGCCCGGGACGACGGCGCAGTTGAGCGTCGGGACGGTCCACTCACCGCTCACCGCCTGGTACTCACCCGTTAGGACGTAACCGGACCAGTTTGTCGAGGCAAGGCCGGGGGTCGCGACGGGTGCCGACAGGGACGAGACGACCGGGTGCCAGATGCAATCGACGTAGCCGCGCAGGATGCGCCGACCGCCGACCGTGACCCAGTGGTGCCGGACTAGCCCGCGGTAGCCGACGTGGCACGACAGAGCGTGACCGCGCGGGTAGCTCGCGTGGGTCACCGCGCCCGCGGGGGTCGCGAGGCCCAATGTCGCGAGGGCGAGGGCTGCGGCTACGGTGAGCTTTCGCATGGTCGGTTCCTCTCTGAATTGCCTAGACGTCTAGGGTTTTCGAGGTGGGCGCGGTGTCATGGTCGATCGCCTCGTCGAAGTGCCGCCGGACGACGAGGTAGCACGGGAACACGACGATCCACAGGCATATGGCGCCGATAACCCACCCGGTGACGCTCCCCCAGGAGCGGCCCTTCTGTCGGGCGTCGGCAATCATCCACACGATGGTCCCGAGGACCACCAACACGACCAGAGCTCCCATCGCTTCCTCCCTCCCAGGACACCCCTAACGGTAGCCGACTCCCGTGGCAAAGTAAAGCCGCCAAATCCCCGGTCGTCTGGGCCGCCGCGGTTAGCATCTCACGCGTGGCCCTCACGCGTGGTGAGTACGTAGCGGCCTGCCTCGCCGCCGTCCCGTCGCCCGCGACCGTCGAGCACCGGGTGGCGCTCCAGGCCCGCGTGCTCCAGGAATGGTCCGAGGCGACCGACCGCGGCCCGACCGACGACGCGCTCGACCTGACGGAGTACGAGCCGGGCGCGGTGCCGTTCAACTCGTTCGGCAATCCCCCCGAGCACGTCTGGAACTACCCGACGCTCGCCGAGGGAGCCCGGGCGTTCCACGACATCCTCCAGGCCCGCGAGTACGCCGCGCTGGTCGTGATGCTCCAGTCGTCCGCCTCGACCGCCGACCAGATCATCGCCACGTGGAACAAGACCGCCTGGGGCTACTGCCATCCGGCGCTCGTCGCGATGGCGCGGGCCAACCTCGCGGCCCTCGAAGCGCTCGTCGTCCCCGGCGCCGGGGTGCCGGTCCCGCCCCTCGTCCCGCCGCCCTCGGGACGCCCGACCGCGGACCAGCTGGTCGCCCGCCAGCTCGTCGTGCTGGGCGACAGCTTCGCCCCAGGCATCGTCTCCCAGGACGCCACCGTCGCGCGGCGCAACGGCTGGGCCGTGTTCTACTTCGCGGGGGACCATTTCGTCGCCGTCCCCGCGACGCATCCCATCCCGGCCGGGACGTGCTGGCTGTACGCGAACGAGCACTACGCGAGCAAGCGGGAGGGCTGAGAGTGGCCGACGTCGTGACCATCGTCGAGACGGTCTGCACGACCATCGTGGCAGGGGGTGTCGTCGCCCCGTTCGCCTGGAAGCGGTTCGGCAAGGTCGCCGCTGAGAGGCACACCGACGACCTGTTTCTCCACGGCTCGCCCGCGGTCCCCGGAATCCGCCCCGTCCTGGAGACGGCAGGGGTTCGCTTGGAGAACGTCGAGCGGATGGTTGGCGAGCACGGCGAGATCCTGACCGACATCCAGAAGTCCCTTAAGATGAGCAACGGGCACACCTTGGGCCAAACGGTCGAGATCGCCGCGAAGGAAGCCCGTACCGCTGCGGCCGCCGCGAAGGACGCTGCCGTTGCTGCAGCTTCCGCTGCTGAACTTGCTGCAGTTTCCGCTGCTGAACGTTGCGAAGCACACCGAACCGCCCGGCCCCGTCGGGCACAGACAGGAGGCACCAATGACAACCCCTAACCTGCTACCGCGCTGGACGAACCCGGCCTCGGTGACCGCGTTCCTCCTCGCCATCGCGGGCTACGCGACCGCGTTCATCGTCGCCATCCACCCAGGGTTCGCGCCCCCGACCATCGTCGCCGCGCTGATCCCCTCGGCGGGCGTGGTTGTCGCGGCCCTGGCGACCATCTTCGTCATTGTCATCCACCGCAAGACCGTCTCGGCCGTCTCGGCCTCGGGGGGCACGGTCGTGCAGCTGCCGACGTGGACGGACGCCGGGAGCGTGCTCGCGTACTTGACCAGCATCGTCTCGGCCGTGTTCGCGGTCGTGACCGGCCTGCACCCGGGGTTCACCGAGCCGTCCGTCGTCGTGGCCATCCTGCCCTCGGTCGCCGTCCTGGTCGCGGTGGTCGCGCAGCTGGTCAACCTGGCAACGCACCACGCGGCGGTTGCCGCGGTGAGCGGGGGGCAGTTCCTCGAAGCCTCCGCGGTTGCCGTGCAGCCCGCGCCGACCGTCACCGTCACGATTGACGGCCGGAAGCTGGCCGACGCGATTGCGACGCACCTAAAGACGCGCGCATGACCGCGGGCCTGCGCGGCCTGCTCCCCGAGACGCGCTTCGCGCCGTCGTTCGAGGAGCGCCTGACCAAGCCCCTGCCCGCGGCACCCGCGAAAGCGTTCGACTACGCGGCCAAGGTCACGGGCGGGTTCCCGATGGCGGACAACGACTCCATCGGCGACTGCACCATCGCGGGCTGGGTGCACCTCTGCCAGCTCGCCTACGCGCTCGTCGGCGTGCCGTACACGTACCCGGGGGACGACGCGGTCGCCGCGGCCTACTGGGAGCTCGTCGGGCACGGCCCCGAGTACGAGGGCGACCCTGGACCGGGCTTGCAGATGACGCAGGTGCTCTCCGCGGCGTCGGCGGGCGCGGGGCTGCTCGGCGTGAAGGCGGTCGCCTGGGGCTCGGTGAACATCCACTCCAAGGCGGCGCTGCGGAACGCGCTCTACAACTTCGGCGCGCTCTACCTAGCGGGTGACATCCCGCAGGACGCAGAGACGCAGTTCCCCGGCTGGTGGCACCTCGTCAGCGGCGCGCACCCGGGCGTCGGCGGGCATTGCTTCGTCGCGAGCGGGGACCTCGACCTCGGCTCGTTCGCTGGCCTCGACAACATCACCTGGGGTGGCGAGAACGGGTTCACCTGGCCGTGGTGGACACGCTATTCGGTGAGCGCGTTCGTGGTCATCCCCGAGTGCTACGTCACCGCCGGGCACGGGCCGCTCGACGCGGTCGACGTGGCCGCGTTGGAGGCGGACGTGCACGGGTTCGCGGCGAGCGCCTAGCGCGCTAGTCTGCACACGTTCCTTTCTACCCAGGGAGGAAGCAAGGACCCCGGCCCGTCCGGGGTCCTTGTGCGTCTGGGGGCTCGTCATCGCCAACTACCATGAAACTTGGTAGTAGGTTCTTGGCACCCCGCCGTTGTCGGCTAGGAAGGCAGCGGTCAGCAGGGCCCCGATGCTCGGTCTCCTAGAACCGGGCTCGGGGCCCTTGCGCGTCTGGGACACCCCCGCGCTAGAGTGCGCGGTGCACGGTCGTTTCCGCCCACACGGCCGGTGTAGCCAAGGGGGGCGGCCCGGAGTCAGAGCCGGGTCGCTCCCCGATTGCCTAGACGTCTAGGGTTTTCGCGGCGGTACTGGACACGGCGGCGGGAGTCGGCTACCGTGTGAGTGTTCCTGGGGAGAAGGGAGTGCGATGGAATCCCGCACGCAAGTATCGGCGGAGTTCGACAGCGGTGCCCGGCTGACCGTCGATGTCCGCAAGGACGGCTACTCGGTCCTCGACCTGCTCGGTGCGAAGGACGTCACGGTCCAGGTGCAGGGCACCGGGACGCGCTACGTCACCGTCCGCGCCAAGGGCAAGTTCGGCCTCGCCGACGTGACGGTCCTGCTCCCGCTCGGTTACGCCGCCGCCATCGGTGCCGCGGCCGAAGCGGAACTGGAACGGCTCGCCGGGTCCGCGGCGACGCTCGCGGCCGAGCGCGCCAGTGTCGGGGCGACGTCGTGAGCCGCGGCGACGTGGTGACTGTCCTCGTCGATTCCGGCGCGGGGACGACGCAGCAGTTCGAGGTCGAGGCGACCAAGAAAGGCCGCAAGGTCGAGGTGCGCGAGCAGGGCCGCACCACGTCCGTCGTCGAGATCGACCACGGCGGCAACACCGTCCGGACCAGCCGGTTCCGCAACGACCGCATCATCGCCCTCGTCGAGCACAAGGTAGACGAGGAGCCGGGTGCCGTACAGCCGCCGCTCCCCGGGGTGGCATTGTGACCGTCCTGACCATCGAGGACCGCGTCGCCCGCGGCATGGCGACCTACGACGCGTTGCTGCCGGGTGCCACGCCCGAGCAGCGCGCCGCGGCCGAGGAGAACGTGCGCCGGTCCGTCGCGCGCGGCGACGACCTGCGCGGGGTCGGCATCGCGCCCGTCGCCTGCCAGGCCAGCCCGGCGTTTGGCGCGGCAGTCTGCGCCCACGGGCGCAAGCCCGCCGAGTGCGAGGACTGCGCCCTCATCCGTGACTGCAACGACCTGGAGGACGCCCGATGACCCGCCCCACCTACTACAAATGGCTGTCGCCCCAGAACGCCGGCGTCTACGGCCACGGGGACTACACCGACCACCTGCCGCACGGCAAGCGCCCTGGCAAGTGGCTGCCGCCCATTGCTGACCCGAGGCCATGCGCCCGCGGCTACCACGTCGTCACCGCGTCACACCTGTTCGACCACTGGGGCCGCGAGGGCTCGGTGCTCTACGTTGCCGAGGTGCGCGGGGCCATCGCCACCGACACCGACAAGCTCGCCTGCGAACAGACCCGACTGGTGGAACGCGTCGGTGTGCTCACGCGGGGCGTGCTCGTCACCTTCGCGGCCGACTGCGCGGCACGGGTCCTGCCGATCTTCGAGGCGAAGTTCCCCGACGACGACCGGCCCCGCAAGGCCATCGAGGCCGCGAGATTGGGCGCCGCCGACGCCGACGCCGCCCACGCCGCCTACGCCGCCGCCAACGCCGCCCACGCCGCCTACGCCGCCGCCAACGCCGCCTACGCCGCCGCCGCCGCCGCCAACGCCGCCTACGCCACCGCCGCCGCCGCCAACGCCGCCGCCGCCGCCGCCGCCGACGCCCACGCCGCCAACGCCGCCGCCAACGCCCACGCCGCCGCCGACGCCGCCGCCGACGCCGCCCACGCCGCCGACGCCGCCGACGCCGCCAACGCCGCCGCCGCCGACGCCAAGGAGCGCGCCTGGCAGGGGCGGCACCTGCTGGCGCTGCTGAGAAAGGACGCCTGTGACCGATACGAGGAGGAGGGGCTGTGAACGAGACAGGAGAGGTCACCGAGACGGCCGTGGTGCCGTCGAGGGCCGGGTCGGCGCTGATCGTCCCGGCCGCGTCCGGGGCGCAAATACGGGCGCAGCAGGAGGCGTACCAGGAACTGGTGAAGGACCTCCTGGACGCGAAGGAGGACTACCAGACCATCGGCGGGAAGGCGTTCAAGAAGAAGTCCGCCTGGCGCAAGCTCTCGCTCGCTTTCGGGGTCGACCTGGAGATCAAGTCCGTCACCCACGACCGCGACGCGACCGGGCGCATCGTCCGCACGGAGGTCATCGCCCGGGCGACGGCACCGAACGGGCGTTTCGCCGACGGCATCGGGTCGTGCAGCGTCCGCGAGAAGTGCTGCGCCGGGCAGGGGGTCTGCACGCGCCCCGAGCAGTACGCGGACAGCGGGAGACCGACCGGCCACACCCACTGCAAGCCGGACTGCCCGGGCTGGGTGCACTTCTCGCACGCCGAGCACGACGTGCCGGCCACGGCCGCGACGAGGGCCACGAACCGGGCCGCGTCCGACCTGTTCGCCGCGGGCGAGGTCTCGGCCGAGGAGATGGCCGACGGGGGGACCGGCGGACAGGCGGCCGACGCGGGTCGCGGGGACGACCGGCGCTCGCCGGACTACCGCGACGCAGGCCGCTCGGCCATCCAGAACGCGACCGCGAAGCAACTCGACACGGTGCTGAACATCGCCCGGCGCGAGAACCCGGACAGCCAGACGCTCGAAGGCGAGGCCCGCGAGGCGCGCGACTGGCTGACCGACCGCGCCGAGGGCGAGTGGCCGGTCACGGACGACCTGGACCGCTGGCTGACCGCCAAGCTCGGCGTCGCGGTGACGTTCTCCGCGCTCACCAAGGCGCAGGCGTCGCTCATCATCGGCGGCGCGTCGAGCAAGGGGAGCAACGGCGGACGCAGCCGGTCGGTGCCGAACGAGCCGCCGGATGACGAGGAGCCGTTCTGATGGCGACGTGCGTGCTGTGCGGACACCCCGCCGAGCGCCATTGGGGCATCGGCGAACGGCGGTGCACGGTTGGCCGCGAATCGCCACAGGGCGAGGGGACGAAGGGCTACCCCGGCTGCGAGTGCCCTGGCCTACTGCTGCCGCTAGGCGTCGCCCTCGACGCGTTCGAGGCTGCGCCATGAGTTCGCCGGGGCGGGCGTCAAAGCGTCCGACACAGCGCCAAGGCGGGGAGGGGCTCTTGACCTTTCTATGCCCCGTAGAGCCGCCTGCGCCCGCCCTGGGTACGTGTAACCGGGACAGGAGGGAGACATGGGCCTAGTCGCCGTCGAGCGCACGCTGGCCGTCCCAGGCGTCGTCTGGGGGCCGCTCGCGCTGTGCACCGCCGCGGTGCTGGCTTGGCATCGCTGGGCCGCGCCCAGACTGGTCGCGCGTCGGCAGCGGAAGCGCCGCGAGGAGGTGGAGTACCAGCGCGTCGTGGCAGAAGTGGCCCGACAGTTCGACGACGTCCAGACCACGCTGTGGGCGACGTACGCGGCGTGTGAACGTGCCCGACGGGGCCGACAGGAAGGGATGAGGGGATGAACAAGAACCAGCGGGTAGCAGCCATCCTGGACCGAGCGGTGGACCGCCTTAGCGCGGACCCTTCCCTGTCCATCGTGGCCGCGCTGAACCCGCCCGAAGGGAAGCCCGGCCATCTGGAGGACTTCGTGATGGCGCTCAAGAAGGCCGGGCTGGGGAACCTCCCGGCGGATAAGGCGTGCGGCTGCGAGGCCGTAATCGGAGCCCTCCGCAGCGCTTCAAACGCGCTGAAACCGAGGCTGGCATGACCGTGTTCCGCGTGAAGGTCCTACCGCAGCAGCACTACGACCAGCCGCACCGCGAGGTCTCGGTCTGCGTGGTCGAGGGGGACGCGCTGCGCGGCTGCGGCGTGGTGAGGATGCGCCCCGACGAGGCGCGGGCGTTCGCCGCGTCGTTCGACGAGCTGGCCCTGTCGCGGGAGATTCTGAGCGAGGACCGGCTTTCGCAGCTCGCCATCTCAGACGACATCGCTGGGCTACGGATGCTGTACCTCACCGCGCGTGGGCGGGCGACGGAGGGGACGACATGAGC